TTGTCGTAGGACTGCCCGTCGAGGGTGAGGGACAGTTTCAGGATCTCGTTGACGGCACACGAGAACTCGGCCTGGGTGACCTTCGCGCCCTTGATCGTCGCCGGCACTGCTGTGCCGCCGCGGGTCGGTCGGCCGATCTGGGCAGTCAGAGACTTGCCGTAGTCATCGCCGAGGGTGTGGGTTTGCAGGTAGGCGGCCGTTGCGGCCTGCTGCGCCGAGGTGGAGGTGCCGCCGGTGATGGCTTGCAACAGCAACCCAAACCCGGACGTCTGCACCTCGGCCTCAATGGAGGCTTCCACGCCTTTGGTGGTTTCCACGAAGTGCGACGACAGCATCCCGAGCACTCCGGCCTGGATGCCTTCGCCTTGCACCCGTTCGGGTTTCGGGTCGATGGAGTAGGACGTGCCGCGCACAAACTTCGTCGGGGCAACATAAGTGCCGTACACGGATTCTGCGGAGAATCCGAACTGTGAGCCGATGCCGGAGCCGATAGCCATGATCAGCCTTCTTTCTTGGTTGACTTCTTGGCCACCACGGCCTCAAAGAGTGGGGTCTCACCGGTGGCACCGGTTTGGACGTAACGGCCACGGTCGTCGATGTCGATGACGTCGCCGGGTTTGACGAGGACGGTGGCGATGCCGCCGGTGTCCACAAATGCGGGGGCTTTGCCGAGGTAGCGGTATTCGGCCACGGTGGCTCCTTAGATGATGGCGGTGTAGGTGATGTTGAACGGCAGGTAGCAGAACGCCCCGTCGGGCGTGTAGCCCTGCTCCGGGTCGGATGCGGTGACCTCGACGCGCAGCACATCGTCGAGTCCGAGATGCACACCGGTGCGCAGCACGTCCTCGACGTCGGCGAGCATGGCAAACGCGGCGGTTCGCACAGATGCGACATTGTCGTCGCCTGTCTCGGCCTGGGCGACACAGAAGATGACTCCGACCTCGTCGCGGGTCGCAGTTGGTCCTAGGTCGTGATAGTTCTGCCCGAGGGTGCCGGCGCGGCCGTTTGCCGCTTCCAGCCCGCCGCCCACGATCACACCGTTGAGTAGATCGTCTGTGACCGGGTAGCAGTCCCACACCGGCACATCCAGCCCCGCAGTCAACTGTGTAAGCAGCGCATCAACCACAGCCGGCCACTTTGACGATGCCATCAGACGCCAGGAATCATGTTGGCGTCCCACAGCTCGGCAACCCGGTTCGGGATCGAAAAGCCCATCCCAGCCATCGGGTCATCATCCGCACGGGGACGTAAGGATCCGCGCTGCGTCTTCCACAGGTGCCGCAGCAACTCCAGGGCGCCTTGTGTGTCTGCGGGTGGTTGCAGCGCATAACCGGCGAGGTAGGTGACAGTAATGTTGGCGTAGCCGGATGTCCATGTGCCACGGCTGTAGCCGGAGATGCGCTCCACGATCCCGGCGTCGGCCTTCAGCCGGTAGCCCGAGGCGTCCAAGGCTTCGCCGTTCACAGCCACCGACGTCACAGACATGACGGGGCGGGCCGTGAGGACTACCTGCGGCCAGCCGCCGTCCAATATGTCGGTGACTGTGCGCCGGCCGAACACGCGGCCCGTGTAGGACTCTCCTGTGGCGGCCACCACGTCGATGAAGGATCGCAGCTCGTCATCATGATCCGTGCTGGCGATGTTCAGGTGCGCTTTGGCTTGCGACAGTGACAGCACCTGTCCGCCGGTGGTGCGCACGGTGAACGCATCCGAATAGCTCGAAGCGTTCGCACCGGTCGCCACCCAGCGGACTTGATGCTGCCCGGCCAACGTTGCGGTCAGCCCGGCGGAATACACCCCGGTGGACACCCGCACCACCGTTGGCGTCACTGTCGTCGCGTCCGGAAGTGTCACTGTGCAGGTCACTGTGGTGGCGTCAGCCAGCGCGCCGGCACTGTTCAGCACGTTGACGCCAAATGCGACGACGTCGCCCACATCCCACGTGTTCATGCGGACACCATCACGCCGGCGGTCACAACACCCAGCTCAGACCAGGTGATCTCATCGGTCTCCGACTCTGCCCATTCCAACTGCTGTCCTTTGAGTTGTTCCCACGAACCGATGAGGGTCGTGGTTGCTGCCGGGCGCATTGTGGCCATCAGCTCACCCCCTGGGAGTTGAATAGGTCTTCAGTGAGCAGATGGCTTTTGTGATGCCCCACCTTGATGCGGGTATCAACATGCACCGGGTAGCCGCAGGCTAGTGCGCGCAGGCAGAACGTGAGGTCTTCACCCACGGGCTGGCCGTAGGCTTCGGTCTCCTGAAACCATGTAAACGTCGGATTGAACTCTTTGGCGGCGATCTTGGCGATCACGTCGCGGTGAATCAGCAGGAACGCCCCGCCAGTGGCGGCGACACTCACGAGCTGGTCGCGCGGATAGTCCGGCGCCCGCACAGTACGCACACCCTCGGGCGTCTCGGCCAGCTGGTAGATGGTGGGAAAAAGTTTCCCTTGACTCATGCCGAAGCACAGCCCGCCGACGATCGGCGCATGCTCCCGGTCGGCGGATTCGAGGAGTTGGCCTAGCGCGTGCTCGTTCCATTCCATGTCCGAGTCGATCCACAGCAGCCATTCGGCAGCCTTGGCGTCGAGAAACTGGCGGGTGAGCGAGTTGCGTGCTGCGGCCACGTTCGCTGATGACCATTCCTGGAGCACGCCGACGATGCGGCGCGGCCCGTTCTGGTCGGCCAGCAGCATCCGCACCAGCGACGACATGAAATATGCCGACACCTGGCCTGGGTGGATGAATGCCACCACAACTTTCCCGGCCGTGTACTGCACCTGCATGTGTGTCCCCTGTGTCTCCCACAGTGTTCCGGTGGAGCGGGTGCGCCGCCCGCACAGTGGGGGACAGGCGGCGCACCCATAAGTCCGCTGGATCGGCGGACGTTCAGGTCAGGTCTTGAGGAACCTGAAGGCGTTGACATCCAGCACGTCGGAGCCGACGCGCTTGCGGGCGAGGATGCCGCGCTGCCCTGTGGGAAGGCCGGAGCCGTCCACAACGTTGGGCACCAGTTCGATCGTGGTGCCGATCCGGTCGTAGATCAGGAACCGGGAAAAGTCGCCGAGGATGGCGAGCACCGTGCCCGAAGTGGTGGCGGCACTCATGTCCTGCGCGGACACGTTCGGCGAACCCAACAGCTGCGTGGGTGTGCCGGGGCCCAGTGGCGCCCAGAACAGTCCACCGCCGGTGGTGTCCATCTGCCGGATCGTGTTGTAAGTCGCCTTGTTGGCAACCCACGTCGAGGTGTCCTCGAACCGGACCGGCACCGCGTTCACAACCGCATACAGGTCAACTGCGGAGGCTGAGGTGAACGAACCGCGCGTGGTGGCGGTCACAGTGGAACCGGCCGTAGCCGAGATCGCGGTGATGATGCCCTTGGGCGCGGTCGAACCGGAACCGGAGATGAACGCCGCAGCCTCAGCCACGTCGAACGAATCCGAAATCAGGCCACCGAGCTGCGCCTGAAGTCCCGAGTCCTCGAAGATCTCGTACGACCCGACGACGTAGGCGGTGAGAGCCGCGGCAGTCACGGAAGGCCCACCAGTCGAGGGGCTACCGTCGGTAAACGCCGACCCTTCGGCCTTCCAGTAGGTCGTCACGTTGGACGCGGTCAACCCGTGCCACACGTTCTGTGTGCCGGTCTCCACTCGGGCGATCCGACGGATCGGGTTCTTCGTCCCGGTGCCCGTCTTGATGATCGTCGGGTCGAGCAGCGTCGGCAGTGCGTAGCCACCGGTCGCGCTGGTGAGCGACATGGAGGCGCGGACCGCTTCGGCCTGCTCGCGGGTGTAGTTCGGCTGCCCGTTGGTGCGCAGGAACTCGGCGAACGCGGAACGGTATGCCGGGGCAGCGTGCACCAGTGCATACAGCGCCGAGCCGCCCACGTTCTCGACGGTCCGCACAGCGGCGTCGATCAGCGAGTCGGGCACCGAACGGCCGGCCAACGATTCCAGAGCGGTCACAGTGCGGCCGATGATCTCCGGGTCGTTCGGGTTGGCGTAGCGCAGGCTCTCCACGTTCTCGAACGGGTCGGCCTTCACCGACACGTTGATACCGGCACCGAAACCAGCCTCCCGGTTGGACGGCACGAGCGCGGCGGCGCGGATGGCGTCGAGGCGGTCGGCGCGGGCCACGAGCTCGTCGTGTTCGGCCTTCTTGGAGTCCCACTCGTCGAGCAGGGTGGCGGAGCGGGTGACCTGCTCCTCGGTCGGGGTTTCGAGGTCTGCCAGTTCGGTGATTTCGGAGCGGATCGCTTCGAGCACACCAGACAGGCCCTCGATCTGGGCGCGAATGTTCATCGGAGGCCCCTTTCTCGCATCTTCATGCGGATCAAGTTGTGTGTGATTGACAGCCGGGCAGAGTGCTCATCGAGCGGGTCTGTTCCGGGTGGTGCGGTCCGATCCGGGTGCCCGCAGGCAGTGGTGTCGGTGGTCTGTTGGCAGGTGCAACCTGCATTGCGGACGCCCAAAATCACGGCGTCCTCGTAGGCGGGCATCGGTGTCGGCCCGTACTCCACGAGCGCGATCTCGGTGCGGCGAACCTCGATCAGGTTGCCGTCCTTGCCGCGCTGGTAGCCACGCTTGGGCACGTCTGGGGTGGACGCGATGATGCGCCCGCCGAACGACTGGCCGGTGATCGCACCGGTACGGATCGCCTCCAGGGCTTCCTCCGCCAGCGGCGTCTCGTTGTAGCGGGTGAGCGTGTACAGGCCACGCTCGTCTGCTTTGACTTCCAGCGGTGTGCCGATCGGCATCGAACCGCGCTCAGACGGGGTGCCGTGCATCGTCATGGCGTGGTTGTAGAACACCCCGAATTTGGTGCCCTTGTGAGCGATCGTGCGGTCGAATGCGGCCCGGTCGATCGTCTCCAAATATTCGCCGTCCCAGTCGCGGATTTCGACAGGTGTGTCGAATACGGCGGCATACGCTTCTACGGTGCGGCCATCGCCACCGGAACGTATCTGGATGTCCTCTAGCGCGAATGTGCGGCGGAACTGGGTCATGGAGTGGCCTCCGTGTCTATGTCGTCCGGGGCGTCATCCTCGGTGTCGTCTTCTGAGTCCTGCGCGGCGTCGGGGTGCTCGCCCGGCTTTTGCAGCTGCACACTGAGAAGCCCCGTGTGAGACAGCAGCGACAGGTCGGATGCGGTGAGCGCCGCGGTGATCGAGGCGGGCTCGTAGCCGGCCATCAGGAGTGTGGAGGCGGCCGACGACAGCACTTGCATCGTGTCGGCGCGCTGCTTCTCACCCTCACGCAGCGCAGAAATGTCGGTGGTGTCGTACCACAGTTCGGCGTCGGCCGGCACGTTCACCAGTTTCGACAGCGACGCACACGCGGAACGCCAATTCGGGCGCATCGTCATGTCGGCGAAGCGGCGCATCGCCGCCTCATAGTTGGCGTACGTCGCCGACGACATGCCCTCTTTCAGTCCGGCGACGATCGCCGGCACACCGCCAGCAGCAGCGATCCGGTTCTCGTTCGCTGCTTGAAGGTTCGTGAACTCCATCTGGTCGAACGAGTTGCCGATGATCTGGAAGTCGGCGCCCTGGTCGAGCACCGCGGTCTTCCACCCGTCCATGCCGCCGTATCGGGCCTGCCACTGCGATTGGATCTTTTCCACAGCGCCCGGGCCCAACTTCTGCGCGTATTTGATCAGCGCGTTGGGTGTGGCGTTGTTGGCGAAATAGTCGCCCTGGTAGCCGGTCATCGAGCGGTCGGCGTTGATCTCGCGCACCACCGGGGTCAACCACGACATTCCGCGGAAGTCGGCCAAAGGGTCAGGGATCGGAGACCAGTGCGCCACCGTGTCCACGTCGAACACTTCGGTCACCTCGGAGCCGCGGCCGTTACCCCAGTAGGCGTAGCCGATGACCTCCGGGAAACCCTGGTGGTCGGTGCGGATGAGGTCCACCAGGTCTGGGCGTAGCCGCACCAGCCGGTCACCCTCACGCCGGATGAACGCATTGCCCGCCAGTGAGGCGTCTTGCTCCATGCGTGCCAGCAGTTCGCCGGTCGTGCCGCCAGGCCACGGGTTCTCCAGGATCGCCAAATCCTCGGTGCCGAACAGCCGCTTGTCGGCCAGGTTCCTCCACTTGAATGATGCTTCGGCGAACAGTTGCAGCCGCGCCAAGATGATTGTGAACACGATGCCGTTGGACGCATAACCCTCGGCGGCATAGGCGGCGAACGTGCCCTGGATCGGCTCCGTGTCGCGTGCGCCGTAGGTTTGGGACAGCACCACACCGGCGGGCCAGCCGCCCGGCTCGGGCAGCGCACGTCGGAAACGTTGAGCCAACCTCATCGGTCACCCCCGAAATCCCACAGCAGCGCAAACACGGACACGGACACGCCAGCGACCACGAGGGCAGCGGGCGGGTAGATCGCAGCCACGCCGGCCACAGCCAGGGCGACACCCAACACCAACAGCAGCAGCTGCCACATCACTGCACGTACTCGTCCCGCGAACCGATCCGGTCAAACTCCACATGCGCATCCACACTCAACAGCGCCACCGAGATCACACCACCCG